CTTCTACAAGAAGGCGAGGTTCAACGTGGGCTTGAGGCTATGGCACCTGCCGCTATGCGTAACTTGAGTAAGTTCCAAAGATTTTCTACTGAGGGAGCGAACACGATGCGGGGCAACCCAATCGTAGATGATATAAACCCATACAACTCGTTTATGCAGTTGTTAGGCTTCGCACCTGCAGACTATGTAGAAAATTTAAAGATCAACAGCAGTGAGCGACGTAGACAAAACGCTGTAGATGAAAGACGCCGTAAGCTATTACGTCGGCACAACATGGCTAAAACTCAAGGCGATAGAGAAGCGGTTCGTAAGATACGAGAAGATATACGAGAGTTCAACCAATCCTTACCCGCAGAGTATAAGGAAGATGCGATTGATGGCAAAGCGTTGAAGAAGTCTCTCAGTGGGTTCCTCACAACAACCGGTAAGATGGTCAACGGTATCGTGTACACAGACGCCATGCGTAAGAGCTTCGAAGAATACGAATAAAAAAGCCCCCGCCGAAGCAGGGGCAAGTATTCAGGTTGAGAACAACATTCACAGGCGAACGTCGTACCAGTATTGTTACACAGTACGCCACGTACGTAAACCTAATTTACCGTTTTCTATACAGGTTTGCGTATCAAACTCCCATTCTTTACGTTTTGCGAGTTTATTTAGTTGTTCTTTGCCCTTCTCAGTGTTGACACAAGGCACGAATATGGATGCCCCCACACTCATGTCCTCCCAGTCAACAGTGATCCGTAACCCATCTGGGTTTAGATCGTCAACCTTCAATACCTTCTGATCCATCACTATCCTGCTCCATCTCTGCAAACTCCATCTCTAACACCCAATCCGGCGGTAGGTTAAAGTCAGTGCCTTTAGTAAGTCGTTTCTTTGTTCGTTTTGCGCCTAACTTTTTCTTTAAGTCGTCTACAATACCTTGGTAGTTTATCTGTTGGTCGATGCACCACTCTCGGAATGGCTTCAACCGTAGGAACAATAGCTTCGTATCAGGCTCGTAACGTGCAACCAAATGGCCTTTAGGCGATGCCCCGACAGGTACAAGTTGATCTAGACCATTCTCGTTTCTACCACGAAGGTCTTCAGTGCTTTCGATCTTGAGCAAGTTGTTAAAGTTTTCTGACAAGTAGTTGTTAAGTGTTTGAGTAACAGATGAACCTGTATCGCTAACGTAGCTGTTACGAGAAAGCAATTCGCCTACAACCCACTTATACACAGCACCGACATCATAATTAACAAGACCCAACTTGTTAGCGATTATAAGCCCTGCGATAATAACCGCGTTACCGTTAGACCAGAACCGATGCTCCGTGCTAAGTCCCGCCGCTTTGTCCAGACGTGTACGCACAGACTCAACAATACGGCGTACTTCTTCTTTGTTGTTTATAACCCATTGGATATACTCTATGCCTATATGCCCGTAATTGTTCTTGAAGTCGTTTATGAGAGAGGCTGTAGCAGTGTTGTCCCCCTTAACGAAGTCCATCTTTTTAACACGTATCTCAAACATCCGATACATCTCTGCTTTCGGCGACGCTTTGTGACGACCCAGTACTTCCCATGCACTCGTGTTGCCTGAGCTTAACGCGAGCAGTTGCCAAGGTTTACCCCGCGCCCGTTCCGTGTTGCCGTTCATAGACATACGGTTTTTCTGCCGACCACCAGACACCTGATAAACGTAGTCAGACATCTGCTCACCTGTTACGTTAGTCATCTCATCCGACACTAAGGGTATGTTGTGCATCACCTCGCCACGTAGCATACGAGAGTTATGTGTATCTTCCGGCTTGTTCATCAGATCGTCAGGGCTTCCCCATATACCGATTGCCGCCATCTGTGCAGTAGTTTTACCTACACCCGAACCGCCGTACAGGTGGATAGACATACTGTTTAAACCCGTCAAGGCCATGAGAGGTGAGCCGAAACCAACGCCAACCACGTATTGATGCAGTTCGTAGCTTGGTTTGTTGTAGAACTCTAACAGTTCAAGGTTCTTTTCTCGAGTACCTTTAGCCTCAAACGAATCCATTAACCCTGCTGTACTAGAAGAAGATGGATTAAAGTCAGTACTTGTCGCAGTAACTAGCTTGTCACCTAATACGAACGCTTCCATGTTGTCGTCTGCCCAACCAAATTGTCGGTGCGCCTCGTCGGCTACAGTTGTACGCTGTAACTCGTCAACCCATTTTGTTGTGTATGCCATAAGTTTGTCTGTACCCTTTCCAAATGCAGTTACGCCTTCTTTTGCCATGCACTTACGGAACTCCTCACGGGAAGTTATACTCGTAAGAGGCACGTTAAACTGGCGCACACCGTCTCGCGGTAGATGTAAGCGAAACACTAACGTCTCACCTAGCTCGATGTCATGTAGACGCCGAGTAATATAAATGTCGTGATGGTATATAACCTCTTCTTCGATATCCCCGTCAGAGTTACTACTGCGTAAGAATACGCCACCCGCCGCTCCACGAAAGTAAGGCTTAGGATATTCTGGTATCTCAAAATCTTCGGACTTCTTTACCCCTGCCTTTACTATCGGTGCAGACACCACCACTTCACCTTCGGATTCCCGAATACGCTTACCCAGTACAATCGGTGATTTAATCTCGTTCCATAAAGGACAGTTCTCGCATGTACCTTCGTTAAGGTCGTTGAAACGTGCACAGGTGTATGGGCCTTTTATCTCGTCCATCTTCTTGCGCATATCTGCTTCGTTGTATCCGGGGTGTTTCTCTGATATTTTTACTGCGGCTGTAGCTCCATCACTACAGAACTTCGCAATAGATAGCCCTGCTCTCCACAGAGGTTCGCTCACTTCTGCTTGGTTCATGGCAATATACTTTAACTGTTCACACCCTCGACCTTGCACAGTTTTCTTTATGATTGTCTTAAAAACATTCTCACTGTTCTCGGCGTAGGCTTCGTAAAGAGCGTCAGTACCTAAGTCGATCTTGATAACTGGCTTCGCTAATACACCTAGCTTGGATGTAAAATCTTCAAGCGTAATAGGTTCTGGCATGGACACACCAAGAAAGTCTACTGGTAAAGGCGGGTCTTCCTTATAGTTCTTTGAGTTGGGCATACGTAAGATACGTACCACGTCAGCAGTAACAGCAGGGTCAGCGAGTAATCCGTTCTCGGAACAGCACCGCTTTAATCTGTCAGCTTCCACAGCCCATTGCTCCGCCGAAAGTGCTTCGGTAAGAGGCCAATACACATGCACCCCCCGCCCACTGTTAACCATCAAGGGTTTAGGGAGTGCTAGTTTCTTGCAGAAATCGCGCACTGCGGCTACTGCGGCTTCTTTAGTAGGGTATTCGTATGTTGGTCCACAATCCAAGTCGAGGAAGAAAGACTTCAACTGGTGTGCGTTTGCACCTTTACGACCTGCATCCTTGGTTGGTTCTTTAAATGTGCTTAAAGCAAAGTACGTGTTTAGCCCGTCTGCTATAAACTTACGTGTAGCTCTCTCTGCGTCTTCAATAGTATCGTAAAACTTCTGTATACGTACGTCACCTTTAGCGGCAAATACGCAATAGTGTCCTGAGTCGCTGAGTAATCCTTTTAAAAAGTCTAAGTTGTTCATTGTTACTGCTCCAAAAATATGTCGTGGCGGGCTCTCGAAAGGGTAGTAAACCCGCCACGACTGCCTATCGTTAAACTAGGTGACTGACCCCTCAGTCGTCCCAGTTGTCTACGATAGAAGCAAGATCGGCCTCGTCAGGAGAGGGAGCAGTAACCTCTTTCTTCTTGGCGACCTTCTTAGGTTCAGGTGCATCGTCGAGTACAGGCTCTTGCTTTGCCACTGATCCATTACGTTTCGTCTCTACCTTATCGGTTTGAGAAACAGTCAACGTAATTGCTTTGATAGCGTCATCGCTATCTTTCATGGACACAGCTTGATTTAGCTCTTCCTCAGTCAATGGACGGACTGGCTTGAAGAACAGTTTAGGTGTGTCACTGTTTTCGTCAAAATACATCTGCGTAAGCACAGCGATTGACGGTGTCTTGTGGGCTTTAAGGTATTTAGCATATGCTTGCATACCCATCTTACCATCTTTAGCTTCGCCAAATATAGACGTAGCAGGTAGTTGTAGTTGATACACAGTATCGTACTCGCCTTCGAGCATTACAGCGACGCGCTGATTGTAACGACATGCACGGCTCTCGCCTTGCCCAGAACCCTTAATGTTCTGCGGGCAATCCATACAACGAGACGCTTGGCGGGTATCCGCCGGTACATCTTTAGACGGGGTTTGTGTATCGGGAGACCAACAAGCAGGTGGAGTTGGGTTCTCAGGATCGTATGCCCCTGCATAGTATGTACGTGATAGCTTTGCCGCGTTAATAACGACTACGTTTAAGAGACCATCGCTCTTAACATTGACTTGCTCACCGCTAACCATTTGACGGAAACGACCACCACGTAGGCTGATACGGTTTGATCCGCCGCCACCACCGCCACCGGCTAGATTATCGTCGGCTTCCTGCAGTTGTTTAAACAGGTCACTACTTACTAGGGAGTTGCCTTCTCCAAACAATGATACTTCTGACATGTACTATTCTCCTTCTGAATTTGTTTTTGAGGCTTCTTTTTGAGCCTTGTTGGTTTTAGAAGCTAATGCCGCTTCCACTTCATCGAGCCGAAACCGGTAGATATCACCCACCTTTATGTAGCTACTCGCAGGGATTTCACCTGTATATACCCACTTGCGAATTGTAGATAGGGATACTTGGAAGTAATCCACTACAGTATTTATATTCACATATGGCGATTCAATATCACTCATTTTTTCCTCACAGATATTGCGTACTCAGAATCCACATTGAGACCTGCCGGTACTAGGTCAGGGTTTTCCTCAATGAACTGACGTACATGGGTTTGATTTAAACGCTTTTCAAAAAACTCAGGGACTTCGTTATCCATAATAAACTTGTGCATGGATTCCCAGTCGCTTGTCCAATAGCGTTGCTTCACAGTGCGATAGAACAAACCCGAAGCAGTGCGCACACTATCGACCTCGTGTTCCTTGCAATATTCCAGCAGGGCAAGTTTTACCCTGTCCTGCTGTTCTCGGAGCTTGCCCTCTTCCTCTTTATATTTGGAAGTTAACTCCGAGCGTTTGTCGCGTATCTTAGTGTACGCATTAACTAACTTGTCTACTGACACAGCCATGTTGTTCTCCGTTTTATACTTGTTTTACTGTCATATACGATTGTATGGTAGTTAGTCAAGTATTTCTTTATATAAATCTATCATCGCAGTGTGTATGTTTATACGTTCGTCTAGCATGCGGTAAATACGTTTTTCCGCGGCTGACCCCGCTAATTGAATTACAGTACACTTTTGGTCTTGTCCCGCACGATGAATACGGGCGTTAGCTTGTAGGTAAGTCTCCAAAGAAGAAGTAGGCCCCCACCATACTATTGTATTCGCCGCAGTCAAGGTCACACCATGCGCGGCAGACTGAGGTTGAATAACTAGGACTTTCGGATCAGGCGTTGATTGGAACCTGTCAAATATCTGTGTGCGGTTAGCCGCAGATACATCTCCTCGTATGACATCAGACGTAACACCATCATCTCGGAGCTTCTCTACCAACATATCTATAGTGTGTCGGAACGGCACGAACACAATTACTTTCTTACTACTCTCGTCAATGGTTTCCCTTAACGCTTGATATCGGCTCCTGATGTCGAACTCTATCGAATCTCCATCGTCAGTATATACTGCCCCTGCGCTAATCTGCAGTAGCTTGTTCATGTTGATCGCGGCGTTAGCCGAAGTCACGGACTCTCCTGCTACCTGCATCAGCATTTGTTTGCGCAGTGTTTCGTAGTACTTCTTCTGTTGTGGTGTCATTTCGACGAAGCGTTTGGTGTAGACCATATCTGGAAGGTCAAGGCACTCGTCTTTGGTAAACCTGATTGCAGGTTGTAGTGCGCGAAACACTGTATCCTTGGCGGTCTCTTTAGGTTTGTAAGAGAACTGTGTGACCTTCCACATGACCATATCTCTCCATGCACCAAAGAACCTTGGCACTGCCAATGGGTTCACAAGTTTAGCTAGGCCGTAAGCATCAACTGGACTTTGTGCGGCGGGTGTACCTGTCATCATCCACAACCAATCGTCTTCTTTGATTAGTTTGTTTAGTGTCTTCCACCGTTTTGTCTGTGCGTTCTTGTAGTGTGTAGCCTCGTCAACGATAAACAGATCAAACCCACCTGCCGCAATCTCGTCTCTAACGACTTCAACGCCATCGTAGTTAATGATTACGAACTCAGCACCGCTATTTATTATTTTCTTGCGTTTCTGTTTACTGCCGTGCGCTACATCTACTGTGCGGTGCATAGCAAAAGAGAACAAGTCGTTGCGCCATGCACTATCCATAATCGACAAAGGACATACAACAAGTACACGTTTA